TCTATTGATGATATTGACCCGTTTGTCCGTCAAGAATTTGAAATTCTGATGCAGCGTCATTTCTATGAGGCAATGGACTTGTATAAAAATATGATTGATCGGGGAATTGCAAAAGAGTGTGCTCGTTTTGTGCTACCTTTGGCAACGCCCACTAAAATCTATATGACGGGATCAGTTCGCTCATGGATTCATTATATCGATTTGCGTTCTGCAAATGGTACACAGAAGGAACACATGGAAATTGCCAATCTTTGCAAAGATATTTTCAAAGAACAATTCCCAACTATTGCTGAAGCATTAGAGTGGTAATAAATATTAACACACTGAAAGAGGTTTATGCCAACATATCCTGTTATTAATATGAAGACGAAGGAGACCAAAACTCTTCATATGACAATCAAAAAATACGACGAATGGCGAAAAGAAAATCCCGATTGGGATAAGGACTGGTCACAGGGTTGCGCTGGTCAATCCACGGAGTTTAGATGGACTGGTGAGGCACGTTCCAGTGGATGGAATGAAGTTCTCGACCGTGCATCCAAACAACCTGGTAGCACTATCAGCAAACACCGCGACTACTCCTTCTAAGTAACTTATGCCCAGAAGAAAAAAGAACGACCAACCTATTGGCGTGGGACTAACAGCAAAGCAAATGAAAAGGCGCAAGCCGATTAACAGTGACTTGATGAGGGACATCGACCCTCTCACTGATAATCAGAAAAAACTTTTCGATGCATATGACAGTGGTAAAAATATCGTTGCCTATGGCTGTGCTGGTACAGGCAAAACTTTTATCACATTATATAATGCACTCGCTGATGTTTTAGATCCCACTACTCCTTATGAAAAGATTTACATTGTTAGATCTTTAGTAGCAACCAGGGAGATTGGTTTTCTTCCTGGGGACCATGAGGATAAGTCTGATATCTATCAGATTCCTTATAAGAACATGGTCAAATACATGTTTGAAATGCCAACAGATGCAGACTTTGAGATGCTCTATGGCAATCTGAAGACTCAAGATACTGTTTCATTTTGGAGCACCTCTTTTATCAGGGGCACGACATTAGATAAGGCAGTTATTATTGTTGATGAATTTCAGAACTTGAATTTCCATGAACTTGATAGTATAATCACCAGAGTAGGTGAAGATTCTAAAATCATGTTCTGTGGTGATGCAACCCAGACTGACTTGACGAAGACGAACGAAAGAAATGGTATCATGGACTTTATGAGAATTCTTAGACTCATGCCATCTATGGACATCGTAGAATTTGGCGTTGAAGATATTGTTCGCTCTGGTCTTTGTAAGGAATATCTATTAACAAAAATGGAAATGAATCTATGAATTTTATTCATCATAATTATCTCGGTGAACTTGAACTAAACAAAAAAGAAACCAACGGCATCCGTCTCTATAATCTACCAAATGGAGAATGGGTGCCTTCCATTACGTCTGTAACCTCTTTCTATAATCGACAGATCTTTGCTGACTGGAGAAAGCGAGTTGGTATAGAAGAGGCAAATCGTATCACAAAGAAAGCAACTGCTCGTGGAACTGATTTCCATGAAGCAGTTGAAGTTTATATGAGGAACAAAGAAATAAACTGGGATGACTTCCGTCCTGCAACCCAGTTTATGTTTCATCATGCTAAGCCATATCTGGACAAGATAAATAATATACACGCTATAGAAAGGACCCTCTACTCTGAGTATCTTGGATTAGCGGGTCGAGTCGATTGTATCGCAGAATACGAAGGAGAACTTGCGGTCATCGATTTCAAGACATCAGAAAAGATCAAACCTGAAAAGTGGTTGGAGAACTATTTCGTTCAAGAGATGTTCTATGCGACTGCTTATTACGAACTTACTGAGATTCCTGTAAAAAAACTGATCACTCTTATGGTCACACCTGGGGGTGAGGTAAAAGTATTTGACAAAAGGAATAAAGGCGATTATATTAAACTCCTAGTTCGTTACATCAAAGAATTTGTACATCACAATACTGGGACAAAGGATGGAGAATGAGTTAGAAAAAGCATTGGAGAACAAGTTTTTTTGTCCGTCTCGATTCGTGCAAGAGATTGAAAATCTTGTCAAAGATAACGCAGACATGAATTACATTGATGCTATAATTTATTTTTGTGAAAAGAATAGCATCGATTTAGAATCTGTTCCTAAGTTGGTTACCAAACCACTAAAAGAAAAGATCAAGTATGAAGCAATGGAGTTGAACTTCCTTAGAAAAAGTTCCCGTGCTAAATTGCCTCTTTGATTTCATTTTCGGTCGAAAAATTTTCTGGCCAAAAATTACCCTATTAGATTTTTAATGATGCCTTTTGACGCTTATAGGAGTTACTTGTCCCTGAAGAATCACTTCACGAAGGACAAGTATGATTACCACAAATACTGTGGTAAAAGTCGTGCGACTGTTCAGGCATTCTACAAACGTAAAGATCGTTTCTGGTTTGAGAAACTTGCCAGGAATAAAAATGACGAAGAAGTTGTTGAGTTTTTTGTGTCGAACTTTATCACCTGTACTGATCCAAGTAAACTTTGGATAGGAGAAATGATACGTGAAGGTGAGAGTCGATACACATCATGGAAGAAGAGAACTCAATCACTTTCATATCTTTTTAGGCAAGAGACTGAGAAATTGTTTAGCGATAATAATTTTGATTCCATGCTCGTGTTAGATGGTTCACGACATCCACAGATACTAAAAGAGTATTTGAGAGAGAATGTATCGTTAGAGACGATGGTAATTCTTGATCGCATCCTAGGTTTCAAAACCAAATGGGATAAAAACCTTACTGATCCGGTGTGGCAATCCGTCAGTATGAAAATGAAAAAGTATTCTCCTTTTCTAAATATAGATGTATTCCGTTATAAAAAAATCCTTAAGGAAGTAGTTTTAGGAAATCAATGAAGTTTTTTGACTCAGAGGTCGTCCGTGCAGAGATGACTGAAATAAGTGAATTACAAGATGAAGTATACGGAAGTGTATTTCAATTCCCCCAAATGGATAGGGATGAGAAAATGCACCATGTCATGCTCCTTGAAAGACTTCTTGATAAGCAGAAAGTCTTGTATACAAGATTGAGTTTATCTGATGACCCTGAAGCGAAAGCCATGAAGGAAAGGATCATTGAATCTGCATCATTGGTCGGTCTACCCCCTAACGTTGACATCAGTGTCGTATTTTCAAATATGTCCAAGATGTTAGACACAATGAAAAAAGTAATTGACAAAGAGGATCTAGACGCTTAGAATAACGAAGTACACAAAAGCCAAATCTAACTAATCCGAGGTACAAATGTCTTTTAAAGATCTAAAGAAGCAGTCTTCTCTTGGTTCCCTGACTCAGAAACTGGTCAAGGAAGTTGAGAAGATGAACAACACATCCAGCGGCGGTGATGACCGTCTTTGGAAACCTGAAATGGATAAGACTGGTAATGGGTACGCAGTCATCCGTTTCCTCCCTGCTCCAGAGAACGAAGATCTCCCTTGGGCAAAACTCTACTCTCATGCCTTTCAAGGTCCTGGTGGATGGTATATTGAAAACTCCTTGACTACCTTGGGACAAAAAGATCCTGTGTCTGAACACAACCGTGATCTTTGGAACACCGGTACTGAAGCGAACAAAGATATTGTCCGTAAGCAAAAGCGCAAACTGTCCTACTATGCCAACATCTATGTTGTGCAGGACAAAGCAAACCCTCAGAACGAGGGACAAGTCTTCCTCTACAAGTTTGGTAAGAAGATCTTTGACAAGATCATGGAAGCAATGCAACCAGAGTTTGATGATGAGACTCCCATCAATCCATTCGACTTCTGGCAAGGTGCCAACTTCAAACTGAAACTGAAGAAGGTCCAGGGTTACTGGAACTATGATTCTTCTGAGTTTGGTCCTGTTGAACCTCTGCTCGATGATGACGATGCACTGGAAGCCCTTTGGAAGAAGGAACACTCCCTGCAAGATCTAGTTGCATCAGACAAGTTCAAGACCTATGAGGAACTTGAGAACCGTCTTCGCATGGTTCTGGGACAACGTTCCACCCGTCGTGTGGTTGATGAAGAACTTGAGGATGAGAGTGAAGGTCGCGGATCTTTCACCCCTAAGTTTGAATCTAGGGAACCTGAACCCGCACTGGTTTCTAACACCACTGTCGAGTCAAAGGATGAAGATGAGGATGATGCTCTGAGTTACTTCCAAAAACTCGCTGAGGAGTGATCATCCATATAATCTAATATTATCTCCTCTCTTCAAGGTGGGACTCACATACTGAGTTCCACCTTTTTTGTATCTCATCAAATCTTCTATGTCATCAAACAC